ACGTTGCTGCTACGTAAGAACCATTTTTTTGAACAAATCTAGTACTTCCAATAATATCTGTTAATACTATTGCTATGTTTGCTTCTATAATGTTTTTATCTATTTCAAATGACATTTTAAAAAATCTTTCTTTGACATGACAGTGCGTTTACAATAAAAAAAGATTATTGTATTTTATATGAGATTCTTTTATACATAATAAATATTTAATATCGATGAATAAAGAAAGATAAAGGCTTATGTTCGATAAAACACCTTTGAAAAGTAAAAAATTTTTAGCTTATTTACTAGCTGATCTCGGATGGAAAATAATTATTTTATACATGCTTGCACATTTACAATCTAAACTTGATCCAGAAGAACTTACTTTTTTATTGACCGTTGTAATTACAAGTGGTATAATACAAATAGGTTACATTCTAGGTCAGGCTGCTTTAGACAAATATATTACGGCTGCAGTTGATATATTTGACAAGGATAACAAAAATGAAAAAAACAAATAAAAATATAGTTATTGATATCAATGGCTGTTCTCTACTTTTAAGCGAATCCCAATCTCTTTACTTATCAAATAGCTTAAAAGATATTTTAACTATTACACAAAAGCTAACAAAAAAAGACATAAAAAAAATTATTTTTAATATTTATGAAAATTCTCATGAAAGACTTTTTAGAAATAATGATATTGACTTAATTGTGGAAAGTATTACAAAAAAAATTAATGAGGAGCCAGGTAGGAATTATTCTTCTCATTTGGTAGGTGATAGTGGTAACATAACTAAAAAAAAAATTCTTTCAAAAAATAACAACGTAAACTTTGAAGTTGGAGTTGATACAAATACGCAGAGAAGCACAATAAATGACGATGAAGAAGAAGATTATTATGAATACACAAGGTTTGATGATGAAAGCGATGCGAATATAGCAATAAACAACTTTTTCATAAAAAATATTAATAAATTGTAAATTTGTATTTTTTGTAATATAATTTTTCTTTGAATTAATATAAATCAAAGAGTATAATAAAATTGAATAATAAAGAAAAATGGAGCAATTTTTTTCCTTACACTAAGCCAAGAATAGAGCAAGAAAGATCGATCAACAGTATTATTAATTCTTTGTCTAGTAACAAAAAGTATATTATTGTTGATTGTGGAACAGGTATTGGTAAAAGCGCTATAGGACTAACTTTAGCTAAATATATAAATAGTGACAAAAGTCTTACAGGAAACTTTCAAGAAGGAAGCTATTTTTTAACAACACAGAAGATTCTTCAAGATCAATATGAAAAAGATTTTTCAAATAAAGGGTTAATATCACTTTACTCTTCTAAAAACTACACTTGCAAAAGAGATAAAAACAGCATTTCTTGTAAAGAAATTCAAACATCTATAAGAACAAGCAATCAAAATAAAACGTATAAGGAATGTAGTTATGATTGCATTTACAAAAAAAAGAGAAAGTCTTTTATTGAAGAAGATTTAAGTATTACTAACTTTAGTTTTTTCTTAACAGAAAAAAATTATAGTAAAAAATTTCCTAATAAAAAGGTATTAGTAATAGATGAAGCGCATAACTTAGAAAATGAACTTACAAGATTTATTGAAATAAACGTAAGCGAATTTTTCTCTGAAAAGATTTTAAAACTTAAAATTCCTAAGGAAATAAAAACTCAAGGTCAAGTTTTTAGATGGATCAAGAACGAGTATTTAAAAAAAGTAACTGATAAGATAAATTTTGTATCAATACAGCTTGAAAAACTTGGAATCACTACTAGAAAGCTAGAAGAATTTAAAAAAATCACAAATCACTACGATATGCTAGTTGCGCACCAGCAGAAAATAAATAGATTTGTTGAAATATATGATAGTGATAATTGGATATTCGATATAGAAAAAAACGATAAATACAAGAAATTTATTTTTAAGCCAGTAGACGTATCTTCTTACGCAAAACAATATATGTTTGATTACGCAGACTATGTAATATTTATGTCAGCAACAGTCATATCACAAGAGTCCTTTTCTATATCATTAGGACTACCTTATGAAAATACAATTTATCTTAAAGAATCATCTCCTTTCCCAAAAGAAAATCGACCTGTTGTGTTTTGTCCTGCAGGGAGCATGTCTTACAAATGCATAGATAAGACTTTGCCTGTTATGAGTGAGATGATCAGCAAAATAATGGAAAATCACAACAAACAAAAAGGTATAATACATACACATAGTTTGAAAATAGCTAATTACTTAGTGAAAAGTATAAAATCAAAAAGACTAATACTAGCTTATGGAGAAAATAGAGAAAAAATGCTTCAAAAGCACATAAACAGTAAAGGCAATACAGTACTGATTTCACCTTCTATGTCAGAAGGTGTTGATCTTAAAGGAAAACTTTCAGAATTTCAAGTGATTTGTAAAGTACCTTTCCCATTTCTTGGCGACAAGGCTGTTAAAAAGAAAATGAATAAGTGGAAATGGTGGTATAGCACACAAACTTTAAGGACAATAATACAAAGTATAGGCAGAAGTATTAGGTCTGAAAATGACAGTGCTGTAACTTACATTCTCGACCAAGACTGGAGTAAGGTTAAATCTTACGCAAAAAACAACACTACAAGCGAGATATTTGATAATTATAGCGAATTCTAATATCAGTCACAAAGGTGTTTAAAAATGAAAAAAGCTTCCGGATTTTTATTGTTCTACGATAATGTTAAAGGTTTAGTTAAAGGTTTAGCAAAAGAAAAGTTAATATTGGTTTTAAAAGATATTAACGGTAAAGGAGATTTTCCAAAAGGTGTAGTTGAAGAGGAAAAACTTGAAAGTCTAATACAATGTGCAATTAGAGAAACAAAAGAAGAAACGGGTCTTATTATAAATAAAGATTATAAAATTATTGACAATTCTTATTTTTCTAATAAAACTGGCTTACACATTTTTCTTGGAAAAGTTTTATGTATCAACGGTAATTTACCAGAAATAAAATTTACAAAAAATCCCATAACAGATATAATTGAACACACAGAATATTATTGGTTAACATACGAAGAAGCTTATTTATTATTACCTAGTTATCTAAAAAAATTTTTAAAAACATACAAAGAAAAACTAAATGAACAGTGAAGAAATAAAAATCATTACATTTTTAAACAATTTCAATAAAAAATTTGAAAAAAACAAATTAAGATTTATTACTAATAAAAAAGTTTTTAACTCTAGCTTTTTGTTTTTTTTCCATCTATCTAGATCAAAAGATCTTCAAGCATTTTATTTTAAAGATCTTTTGATAAATTTTTTTAGTAAGTCTGAAAAAGTTAGTCCAGGTTCGTCTTATTATTTGTCAAAATTAATTGTTCAAAGTTATTTTAAAAACAACGAAAAATTAGAATTTAAAGACATACAGAAAAATATTGAAAATACAAAGAAATATTTTAGTTCTATTGTGAACAAAGATTACCTGGAAATGTTTTTCGAAATTATAAGTTTTGCAGGACCAGACGCAACATTAGTTTGTCAAAAAACTAATAATAACAAAATAAAAGTATCAAAATACAATAGTAGCTTTTTTAATATTGAAATTGACCCGAGATTTAGAGATGTTTTCTTTAAAAACAACAAAGAAATGACAAAAACATTCATTACAGTAGTTTTAGATGCTTATATTGAAAGAGAATCAGAAATAATGACTTTAATTGAAAAGTCTATAAAAGATAAGCTACCTGTGTTATTAGTCTGTCGAGGAATGTCAGACTATGCTGTCAAAAGCCTTAGAGAAATAATGATTAAGAACAAAGCATATGTCCTCCCTTACACTTCAAAGTTTATAAACGACGACCCGTTTATGTTTAAAGACTTATCTGAAGCTTTGCAGTTAGATATTGTGAGCTCAGAATTTGGTGATATAGTTTCAAAAGCTGTAATTGAAAAGTCAAAATTAAAGTCACTTAAAGTATCTCCAGAAAAAATATATTTTTCTAATATTGATAAAAATCTGGTTGAAAAAATTAATAAAAAGTTAAGCGAGACAAATAATCAAAGTTTAAAAGACTATCTACTTAAAAGAAAAAAAAGATTATCTTCTAATGTAGTAGAAATTAATATTCCAAACAACATGACGCAATTTTTATATGAAATTAAAAACTTGATATTATGTTATAATAATATATTAATATACGGTTTAGTAAAAGATTGTTCTGGAAAGATAAGGCTTAAAAAAGAAATAGAATATAACAATATTCTCTCAGAAAATTTTTTAAAAACCTTTAAAAACTTAGGGTTTGTAGTGAGGCAAAAATGAATTTTGTAAAACATTTAATAGAATGCCAGTGTACTTTAAAGATTTACAAAAACAAATCGAAACCAATATTTCATAAATTTCAAGTTTTTTCAAAAATTGAAAATGAAAAAGTTGTTGAAAAATATGTAATGTGTAATAATTGTGACATTTTACATAAAGTAACTGAAACCTTTAAAAGTGAAATACAATGGGGTAAAGAAAGTTTAAAGAGTCTTGTTAACAATAAAGAAGATATTAAGTTTAACCTAATCTCAAAAAACAAAAGAGATATTGTTGACTTGTTAGAAATAAATGATATAGACATAAGTGACTGGGAACTTGTAGAACATCTTATAGAAAACAAAGAAGAAGGAAGAATTCTGTTAAGTCGAGAAGAAATAGAAAACAACATTGTATATAAATTATTATACATTGAAAAAGATCATCATAGAATTAAAACAGAAATCACACAAAGGTACGTTTAATGTTAGATCCTAACAAGCCGAAAGACTTAGAATCAATAAAAAAATGTAGAAGTATTACTAACGAAATTTTAAACTTTGGTGTTTCGCAAGGTGAAATAAAAAAATTAATTGAACTTTTAAGTTTAGAACTAGAAGATACAAGCATAATGAAAGCTGTTGTTGCAGAAGTAACAAACAAACAAGAAAAAATAATAATTTAACAGGAGAAAAAAATGACAGATCAAGAAAACCAAACTGACGATTTACTAGAAAACTTAAATGATAACGCTGAATATTATAGTGCTTTAAGGGTTTTTGTAGAATCATTAGAGACTGATGTCCTTAAATCAAATAAAGGAAATAAGGCAGCAGGAGTGAGACTAAGAAAATCTTTACGAAGACTCAAACAATTTTCAGGTGACTTTGTTAAGTTTACATTAAAAGACTAGTTTATCTTTAATTTTTAAAAGCACAGACTTTTCAATTTGACAAACTCTCATTCTAGTTATTCCGAATATATTTCCTATTTCCTCAAGTGTAATGTTATTATTTTGGTCGTTGATTTTATTAATAAAACAATTATTGTTTTTTCCAGATAAGTCATGCCAGTATCTACAATCTTTGATTTTGCAAGATACATTACACTTTTTGTGTTCACTAAAACATGTTAACTTATTATTTTCTGAAGACATATATTAAACCTTTCTTTTTTATATAATATTTAGTATAATATACTTGTTAGGGGTTTACAATGAGCTTAGAAAAAAGAAAACTTTTTATAATTGATACTAGTGTTATTTTGTATGATAAAGACTGCATATCAAAAATGTCTGGAAATGACATTGTTATTCCTTTGATTGTCTTAGAAGAAATAGATAAATTTAAATCAAGAGAAGGTATTTTAGGAGAAAATGCCAGGTTTATTAACAGATTTTTAGATGATATAAGAGAAAATGGAAACTTAAATAAGGGTATTCATCTAAGCGAAAAAAACATAACAATTTCTGTCGAAACAAAAAGTCTTTGGGAGGAATTAGATGGGTTAGATAAGGACTGTAACGATAACAAAATCATTGCAGTCTCAAAATTCGTAATAAACAAAAATAAAAAAGAATATAGAGAAATTATATTAATTACTAAAGATATTAATCTTAGAGTAAAATGTGATGCTTTAAACATTAAAGCAAATGACTATTACGCAGACTATGAATTTATTAGTCAAGAAAAAGACAACTTATTTTCTGGATATAAAGAAATAGTTGTTGAAAAAAACGTAATAGATAAAATTTACAAAGAAAAGTTTTTAGTTTTATCAAAACTAGAAATAAATGAAATTGAATTGTTCGAAAACGAATGTGTTATTTTAAAAACTTCTTGTGGTCAAAGTTCTTCTTTGTGTATTAAAAAGCATAATTCTTTAAATCTAGTTAAAAGCAAAAGTGAGATATTTAAGCAAATAAGAATTGAGCCAAAAAACAAAGAGCAGACTTTTGCTTTAAGCATGCTTTTAGATGAAAACATACCTTTGATTTCATTAACAGGAATTCCTGGCAGCGGCAAAACATTTTTATCACTTATGACATCACTAAGTTTTATCGAAAAAGAAAAAGTAAAAAGAATAATTTTTACCAGACCTATTCAGACTGTTGGGAAAGATATTGGTTTTTTGCCAGGAACTTTAGAAGAAAAAATGGCTCCATGGCTTGCTCCGATTGTTGATAATTTTAGAAATCAATTCGGTGATTTAAATTACTTTAATCTAATGATTGAAAAAGGTATTATTGATGTTGCACCTTTATCATATATAAGAGGCAGAAGCTTTAATGATTCTATAATCATTGTTGATGAAGCACAAAACGCAACTGTTCACGAATTAAAAACTGTTATTACAAGAACTGGATCAAATTCTAAAATTATACTTTTAGGGGATATAGATCAAGTTGATTTACCTTACGTTAATAAGTTTTCAAACGGCTTAACAATAGTCACAGAAAAAATGAAGCAAAGCAAACTAACAGGACACATATCATTTACAAAAGGTTACAGATCTTCTTTAGCAAACGAAGCTGCTAAATTACTATAAAGGATAAAATATGCCTAAAAACATTTATGACTTAAACAGACAAAGAAAAACTTACCCCATATATAAAAGAAAGCCTGTCTATGTGGACCTCAATAGTAGTGTAATTGAGTCAATTAAGCTTAGATTTGTAGAAAACCAGTTCTCAAAAAGATATGATTTTCAAAAGGCTTTTAGCGAGGCTCCTATTTGCGTAGCTTCACCAGAAAATGAAAACGTGAATGTTTACATTGCAAGTATAACAAGAGATCATGTTGTTGTTGAAATATCAGAAGCAGCTGAGGCAACTCCGGAAGTTTATGTGCATCTTCAGATTATTAGCAGAACTGATACTTAGTATTAAAAGGAAATTATTACATGTCTATTACTTTTACAATAACAGCTACTAATGATATCACATCTTTTAATGAAGTTGACTTGTCACCAAGCTTAAATACAACTCTTACAATAAATAGTATTACTGATACTGAAAGAGCTGGAGATACTATTGCAAATAACAGCTTTAGATTTGAGTGGTATATTGTTGATAAGCCAACATCATCTAACGCTTCTATTGTGCTAACGCCTAACGATACTTATAAAAGCTCAATAACTTTTAATAGCATCGATATATGGGGTTCTTATAGAGTATTTGTTGTAGCACGAAACTTAAACACTGATATTTATTCAGAACAAAATTTATTTGTAGCACCTGAGTCTCATTTTATTAATCTAAGTGTTAAAAGTACAAATAACGATCTTGAAAAACCGGCTGCAACTCAAAGAGACTGGAATACAATATATAGTAATTTGACTGAAGTCGTAGACAGCTCAGTGAAAAAAATAAATCAAATAAAAGTTGCTTCAGACAAGACTTTCGTTTTGCCTGTTGTTTATGGCACGGGAGGACAAGTTTTAACAACAGCAGGCGACGGAAGCTTGTCATGGCAAGATGCTGCTGGTGGAAGTTCTTTAGTCGGCTTGTCTTCTAATGACACTGATACATTAACACTAGACACAGGTTTTAAGCTGAGATTTGCTGACGGGAATGCACAAATTGGCGAATTAAACGGAAATAGGCCTTCTTTTGTCTTTGCAAATACAATAGTTGCAAACAGTGCTGTGTTAGGTGTAATAAATGATGTAACCTTTGACTTTAATGTTCAAGGAACAGCAGGTCAAGCGCTAGTAACAAACGGAAGTGATATAGTTACATTCCAGGACATCAGCTATAATAACTTAGTAGATATACCTACAGTTACTCAAAATCTTGGAGCTGACACAGGTTCAGAAATTTTAACTTTTGGGGGAGGAAGAACTTTAAACATTATAGGCGGCAATAATGTAACAACGTCAGTAGCATCAGATACCAATAACATAAGCATTACAATAAATGCATCAAGTGGGGGTGGAGGTGTAGTAACAGGTGATAAAATTGAAGAAGGAGATACGTCTGTAGAGACAATTGATTCTGGGTCCGATGGACAAATTGTTTTCAAAACAAATAATCAAAGCAGATGGACTTTTAACAACTCTGGACACTTAATACCTTCAGATAATGAGCAGTATGATATTGGAAGTGCTGAAAATAAAGTTAGACATTTATATTTAAGTGACAATTCTTTAAGCATAGGTGACGCTAAATTAAGTATTGGTATTAATGATCAAATGTATAGCACTAGTAATAATAAAAGTTTAGACTTAGATATATCAAGTATATCATTAAAAAACTATACTTTTAATAATTCACAAGTAAGTCCAGAATCAATTATAACAGGCACTACATATAGAATAGAAAATCCTGGGTCGATTGATTTTAAAATAGTAGGGGCTGATTCTAATACAGCGGGACACATATTTGAAGCAACAGCAGACGGCACAGCGCTTACTAATGATGGCATTGCATATTTAAATCAAAGCAGCAGAACACCTTCAAACAATTATATATACGTTCAAACCAATTTTGATGATAGTAACAAAGTCGATTTAAAATATAATGATGGAATAACGGGGAAAAATATAGTCACAGTCAATGATAGTGGTATTCAAAATAACAGTGTTTTAAGCTACAATAGCGGTGAGTGGCAAAGTCAGTCTATAAACGATTTGTCTCATAAAACTTGGCATGCCACGCATAGCAATGAATGGACAACAAGTTTAGCTTTTGTTGCAAGTGGAAGCAAGTATGCTTCTCAAATAGGAGCTTTAAAATACATCTTTTCTTTTAAAAACAATACAGGAAATTCTCTTGTAATTAAAAAAATAACTTTGACATGTAACGAAA